GATCTGCCAAATGAAGAATACCACCGTGGAGAAAGATTCAAAGATTTCCTAAGTAGTACGCAGATTAAAGATTATATGGTGTCCCCAAAGTTTGCCCGATACAAGGCATTGCACCCAGAATTATTTGAGATAAGTATTGAAGCCTCTGAAAAAGGTTCACTGTACCATGATGCAATGGAAAGCCTTGTTAATACTGGAAAACTTGACAAGTGGCGAAACAACCTTCTTGTATTTGAGCCGCCTATAAATCCTAAAACCGGCTGTCCGTATGGACGAGACACCCAAAAATATCAGATTGCACTAATAGAGTCCAAAGAATCAAATCCCGGTAAAACATTGACAAGCACAACCGATATACAATTGGTTGAAACAATGGTTTATGAGCTTCTTAATAATTGCCGGGACACCTCCAAACAGATCAGGCAGATATTAAAATGGGGAAAAGCCGAAGTCAGCCATTTCGTTGAATACGAAGGATGCAAGTTCAAATATCGCCCTGATGTGGAAACGGCCAAGAAAATTGTCGACTGGAAAACATTGGCGGTTGATGATCTTCATGAAGAAACAGTTAACCGGACTATTGCCAAATTTCATTACGGTATTTCGGCAGCCTTCTACCAGTTTTTTGAACATGAACGTACTGGAGTATGGAAGGAGTTCTACTGGGTTATGCAACAAAAGACAGCTCCCTATGACGCAGTATTTGTCAGTGCAGCTAACTGGGCTTTCCATTTGGAAGACGGAATTGTGAAAATGGGTGCAAGTGCATTGGCATTCAAGAAATTGTTAGACCAGCATGTTTACTGTACACAAAACAATGATTTTGACGGTGCACAGATATTTATTCAGCCGGGATTCAAAGGGCGAAGAATAATGGTGCCGGACACACCTGCATTTGAAAAGAACAAGATGTTTAACTTTTATAATAATCAAGAGCAATGAGTAAAACAGAGAATCAATCCCCCCAACAAGGGAACTTGGGAATGGAACAACACAATGCTCCTTCACCAACAAAAACAGAACCGGTCTCCCCAACACCTTCCACACCACAACCGCCCGTTCCTTCTGCCCCACCAGCCTTTCCAGTACAACTGAAAGGATTGGAAAGTTGTTTTATCTCCCCTAAAAAGGCATTTATAGCAGCTGGTGGCACAGAACAGCAATTTGCCCGTGAAGTCAATTTCGCTATGCAGGCAATGTTGAATAATCCTTATTTGATTGACTGTGCCCGGCAATATCCCGATCATCTTGTCGAAGCAATCAAAAACGTTTCTCTTACCGGTCTGACACTCAATCCTGAACTAAGATTGGGGTATCTTGTACCATACAAAGGCAAAGTGAAGTTCCAAGCTTCATATATGGGGAAAGTTGATATTTTGATCCGCACCGGCGTTGTAAAAGATATTTATTCTGATTTGGTTTATGCTAATGACGAGTTCAGCATGACAAAAGGTACCGGTGGCACTATCATCCACAAACCCAATGTATTCGGAGAACGTGGTGATCTTCTTGGAGGCTACTATTTTGCAGTCTTGACTTCCGGTGTTGTAAAATTCGATGCAATGCCCAAAGCACGTATTGAAGAAATAAAAAGTCGTAGTGAGGCTGTCAAGAAAGGCAAGCAATCTCCGTGGGACACAGACTTTGAAGAAATGGCTCGAAAAACAATCGTGAACTGGGCTTTCAAATTCCTGCCCAAAACCGGCATTTCAGATTCCATGATTAAAGTTCTTGAAACAGAGAGCCAGTTGGATGATGAAATGTTTGAAGACTGGAGAAAGGCACAAGGTCAGAAACCGGACGATTTTGAGGAAGACGATACTCCATACGCAGAAGAAGTCAAGTAATGGATTCATGTGAAAAAATCAGTAACAGTATCACAGCGGCTAAAGAACTGATTGAAAATGAAGCACGTTCTTTGGCTGCTTTACACAAGGCAAAACAACTTGAAAAAGAGCTTCGTAAATCCGGCAAGTTGTTTCGTATTCCTACAATAAACGGAATTATAGAGACAACCAGCCCGGAAAAATACATAGAATACAATAACCAATTTAAAATCAAATTAAAATGAGAACAGTAACAGTTGAAGTGCCCGAAGGACACATGGTAAAAATCGTAAAAGAGGAAAGTATGCAACCTACTCAAAAAGTTATGGGGGGGGGGTAAATTTGAATTTGAAGGTGAAACATTCATCCCCGGTGATGTGATTATAAATCCAAATCGTGGAGGTGGCAGCATGATGATTCTTTCTGAAATTAGAGAAGAAAGACCACTCCCCTTTTTACCAGCAATAAAAGTACCTTTCGGTCTCGTTGCCTATGTTCCTTCCAATGATGAAGGTGACAGAGTTTTTGTAAGACTTACACCCGAAGCTGGTATCGGAGGCATGAAGGGATTCCGTAAAGCCACGGAAGAGGAAAGGGCAAAGATGCTTGCCGCCATGAAGGAAGAAAAACATTACTCCTTCAATTTTGAGAAGTTACAGCCTGAATATACCCCGACTGTCGGCGATGTTGTTATTGTATGGGATGATAATAGCAAAGAAAATGCAGTAGTCGGTATTATGAATGAAGTGGATGAAACGAGCAGCCCATACAAAATAAATGATGGAACTCGATATGAGAACTGTGACAAGTTCGTTTCAGAAGAACAATATAAAAATTTGATTGATGGTAAAGAGTAAATCTAAATCGGGGGGGGCGAGAAATTACACTCCCCTTCTCACAGCTCGCCCAAAGGGAATGAGCTACCAAGAATATCGTGAACGCAGAGCCTATCAGAACGCGTGGTTGAAAGAGCGACTGAAAGGCTTTATTTGTTATGTATCGTCTGAACTGGTTGTATATGACAAAATAACGGGATTACCCCGATTATTCAATCATCGTACAGATGATATACACAAAGCAAACATAAGGACTAACCCACAGCCATTTGTCGGTTCTGCCCGATATGGCTTAAAACCTTTATGATATGGATAAAGAACTATTTAAAGACAAGAATCCATTGCTTCGCAGACAAATGTTGGAAGACAATTGCGCAGCAGTTGAAAGAATCACCTATACCTCTCCTTTCAGTGAGGAAGAAATGGGTGAACGGAAAACGGAATTGGCAAATATTGACCTTGACATGGCCGCACTGGAAGAAGAAAAGAAAGCTTTCATGCAAGCATACAAGGACAAACTGAAACCTAAAAAGGAACGTAAAAAAACGTTGCTTACCGATATAAAGCGTGGTTATGAGGAAATTACGGATGAATGCTTTAAGTTCATGGAACGTAGCACTCGTACCACTGGATATTACAACGGTAATGGTGACTTGGTTAAAGAACGTCCGATGGAAGCACAAGAGATGCAAAAAACTGTATTCGAGGACATTGAATCTACTGGTACGGAGGGATAAGCCATGAGAAAAGAAGAACTTATCAAGCAAGTAGCCGAATCAACCGGTATCGCTATTTGTGAAGTCCGAACTGTCATAGAGGCAGCACTAAAAGAGACCGTGAATGCAGTAGCTAATGGAAAGACTCTTTATATCAGAGGTTTTGGCACACTGTCACCCAAACACTATAAACGAAAAGTAGCTCGTAACATACACAAAAACGAGACTATTGTCATAGCGGAGCATTATACTCCACATTTCAAACCTGCCAAATCATTTAAAAATAAAACTAAAAATTTGTAGAACAGCATGGAAAACGAAAAGATGCAAGTGAACTTTGCTCCAGGTATGACCGAAGCAACACTTAGGGTTATTGAACTTCACGAAGAAAATGAGTTACCGGTACTGGAGCCTGATAAGGTAGAATTAGCCGGAACAATTGGAAGTGTTCATGAATTTCTCTTGAAAAGAATCTCTGAAAAAGAACAGATCAATCAGAAACGTTGCTATATTCTTGTTGATCGGGAGAAAATGACACTTAAACTTGTCACCAATGAAACTGACAGTAGGAATAAAGCTACTGTAAGAGGTGAGTTGAAATACTATCCCAAGTTTCTTGAATTTGGTATTAACACAAGCAAGACATGGGAACCGGTGCAGCTTTCAAAGTTCTTCAAAATGAATCGTGCCTTCTTCAAGGATGCACAATACAACATGGAACTGGTAACAGTCTTGAAGAACTTCAAAGCCAGCATTGACTCAAAAGTGGAAAACTCCCGACAAGACAACGGTAGTCGCACTGACAATTACAGCCAAGTTGTCAACTCCAATCTTCCGGCCTCATTCAATCTTATTGTCCCGATTTTCAAAGGTCGCCCTGCAGAAGAGATTGAAGTGGAAATCATTGCAGATGTGGACGGGCGTAATATTCGATTGTCCCTTTGCTCCCCTGGTGCAGAAGTGATAGTGGAAGAGGAACGCAACAAGGCCATTGACGAGCAATTATTGTTGATCCGTAAATTGGCACCGGATATTGCCATTATCGAACAATAACAATGAAGACTGTAAAGAAATACTGGAAGCCGGTACTTGTCGTATCGGCTTTCTTCATTGGCAACCGCGTATTCAATCACATAAATGCGTGGTTGGGAATTTCAATAATTATGCTGACAGTAGCATTTATAGTTTATAATATCATTAAAAAAAAGTAGAAAATGAAAAGAAAGATTGATTTTTTGATTGTGGCACTATTTGCCGTTGTTTTGTTTGCTTCATGCGAAAGAGTTGCTCCCAATTATGCCGGTGTCCTTATGGAGAACTACGGCAAACAAGGGAAAGAAGATTTTAAAATCGTTGCCGGTAAGGTATCTACATGGGAATTAGGCACAGAGCTTTTTCAAGTTCCGCTATTCGATCAGCGCGGAGAATTTTCTGATCCAGTCACACTAAAGGCAGCCGACAATACAGAGTTTACAGCCCGGCCAACTTACTCTTATAAAGTAATGAAAAACAGGGCTATTGATATTGTATTTGATAACAAGCATATTGATAAGGCTGACACCCCATCGGGAAAAGATGGCTTTATGCAATCATTAGAAGATAATATTTTGGAGCCACGTATATATGATCTTATCAAAGAAGAAAGTCGCAAACATAAAACAGACAGTCTGATGGCTGACGGTGGTTCATTGGTATTTGAAAAGAGACTGGAACAGATCGTTGATAAAGAATTTGAGAAACGGGGATTGCAGTTGTTGACCTTCTCCGCACAATTGGAATTTTCAAGAGCTGTCCGCGATAAAATAGATAGCCGTAACGAGGTAAACACTAATATTTCGGTACTTGATCAGAAGATTGAAGAACAAAAGAAGCAAAACGAACTGGAGCAACTAAAAACAGAACAAGCTTTAATTGCGTCCCGTGGACTCACCCGTGAGATTTTATATAAACAATTTATAGACAAGTGGGACGGGAAGACACCTCTATATGGCATTGCTCCTGAATTTTTAAAAATGACAAAATAATATGCTGACATTTCAACAAAGAAGAGATACGATATTGTCTCAATTTGCACAAGCAAAAGCCGATTTGGAAACACTTAATAGTGATATTGATGCAGAAATCGAAAAGAATAAATCTGTTATTTCTACACTAACTTCTAAAAATACAGAATTGGCCTCTTTAAAAAGTAATAATGAAGGCTCAATCAAGACTTTTGCTAAATTCCTAAAATAATAATTATCAACCCGATTAATAATCAGCTTCTCCCGGTGTGGCTTGACCGCCTATCCGGGAACTATCATGCCTCACCTTTTTTCTTCTCTTTGCAAGTCGAGTCGAGTACGCTGCATACGCTCCACGACGGTAGATACTACAAAGAGTCTTTTTGTTCATGTAAAATGCCTCTATTGTAGAGGCAAACGGATAAGTGGCGAAATCGGAAGACGCTTAGTTTCTGTGGTAAAAATGCACGAATAGCATCACGAGTCAGGTAATATGCTATTAACACTTGACATACGTACAAACGGAAGCAGAAACGAAAATCCTGATTGCAACAGTTCCCGGTTCGAGTCCGGGCTTATCCACATAAATCAATCATTATGAAAGTTGAAATCCCCGACTATTTCCTAAAATCCTTTATCCGACATTTTGAAAGGATAACCGAGAATTGTAAAGCTTCACCTTCTGACATCAAGACCAGTGAAGCACTAAGGCTTGGAAAGAAAGATGTA